GTAAAACTGCTATTCCCAATGCTTCAAAAATCCGGCAGATTGGTGCTTTGGGAAGCTATGTTCATTTTAGAATTACATTCTGCGGAAACTCAAGATCATGAAACCGCTGCCAGATATTTTCTGGTAGTCTGACCAGCCAGTCCGTCTGCTGTAATCTTGCAAGACTTCTGATATGCCAGGATTGCTGCCACGGTCTTAGGACCACAGATACCGTCGATATCAGCCTCCGTCAGCAGACCAGCCTCCATCAGTTCCCATTGGACCCACTTAACACCGTCACCCTTAGCAAGGTATACCTTAATCTTTTTCTTCTTGGCCTGCGCCGCGCTGGTTACCGTCATGGTAGGCTCTGTATAAGGGTTGGTTCCCTTCCATGTGCCGGGAACCTTGGTCTCATAGGAATATGTCATGTCCTTGAAGGTAAGACCGTACACCCACTTGGTAGATGATACTTTGGTCAGCACCGTACCGTAATTGATGCCCTTGGCTTCGATGCACATGGGGACACCATTAACCTTGCCGATATAAACTCCTACGTGCCCGGATTTCCAGAGGACGGTTCCTACCGCAAAATCATTGATCTTTGCAATCGGCATCCGGGTGTACGCGGTCTGATACAGCTGATAGGAGCCGATGTTAAGCTGTCGATAACCGGCGATCAGTCCAGAGCAGTCCACATTGACCTTGCCGACTTGCCCCTTTCGCCTTGCCTTTGCCATATAGGAGGTGGTCACGACCTTGGGATACATTCTGTGCATAGTACTCATTTTCTTTTCGGTAAGAACTCCCTCTGAAATTTTTGCACCGTAAAAGTACGGGGTTCCCAGGTGCACTCTTGCATATTCTGACAATCCATTTCCTGTCAACATTTTTATCCCTCCTTATTTACATCAGACTTGTTCTGTAAGATTTCGATTGCCTTTGTGATAGCAACCGGCAGAGGTACACCCATTATTCCTAAATTTTCTACAATGCTAATCAGTTCGTTTGCACAAAAAGCAATAATTACTGCTGTCCGGATGTAGTCAGTTCCAAGCAATATATCCAGTCTGTGTGCCACCAGTACAATCAATAGTGTTACACCCTTTTTAACGAGTCCTTTCCATGCGCTGTAGGAGCTGAGCGCACCGGATTCAGATTTATTACTCTTCTGCCAGAAAGCCGCAATCAGTACCCCCAACAAGAAATCCGTCCCCATAAAAATCAATAACGTGATCATGTCTTCTCCCCATCCGCCAAAAAGATTGGCGATAAAACTTCCGATAGTACCGAATACGGTCAGAATTGTCAATTTTGTTGCACTTACATTCATATTTTTTTCCTCACTTTCTCAATATAAAAGCCGGTCACCTCCGGAAGGAAGCAATCGGCTCATGGCTCAATAGTTACTATGTAATTATGTGGGACCGTCTCTTGCTCTCATAGGCTGTCTCCTACTCTGTGGCCGCTGTCAGATCTGCCAGTTGCGTCTCCAGATCATTGATCTGATCTCGGAGAGCCTGTCTCTCCGCGTGCACCTCTTCGATGTCATACTCGGTTTGCTCACCCAGTAACGTATACTCATAGGTCTTGATGATTTTATAGTCACTGGCGGCGATCTGTGCTTTAAGACCATCAATCTGCGCAGTTAGCTGACTAATCTGCTGCTGTCTGGCCAACTCTGCAAGCTCCTCCTCGGTCGGTTCAGGTTGCACCGGTGCAACCGGCTCAACATAGACAGATCCGTCATCGGACAGCTCATACCAGCCGTCACCTTCTCGGAACAAAGTATTGTATGCCTCATACTCACCATTATCGAGCGGATATTTGCAATCTTCGTCCAGATAGAGACTGAAGCCGTCAGTATTTACAACGAGATTGTCTCCGGTGATTCTGATCACATGAGGACTCTCTTCAGATACTATGACCTTCTGTACGGTCTCTTTATTTTTAAATTTAATGTAACCCATGTGGGCTCCTTTCTGGCGCTCTTGTGGCTGCGCCCGCCATCTGATTTACTTCGTTAAATGGCAAGTTAATGAAGGTAATATCTCATGTATACGTAGTAACAACGTCTGACGCAGGTACTATTTTTATTTATGACATTCCAAATGGGACTTATCTGTATGCAACCTGCTCTGACACAAATCTGTGGGTGCGAACATACTATGTAAAAAACTATCTAGTACTGGGTGTAGCAAACTATAATAATGTAAATATAGCTAACCAAGAAGTAACCGTTGAGACATTTTGGCTTGTTAATGCTTAATTTAACTTTTGATAAAAACAAGCAGTGCATCATAATATATCTCTCCGGTAAAATCTTTAGAGGCAGCGTATATTTGAGTATAATAATAACTCATAGTAATATCAACTGTACATCGTGGAGTAAGGAACAAACCAACAAGTACATGTCCGTTTGGAATATAATTTTCAATTGATCCAAAGCAAACTGTAGATCCGCCAACCACGTTGCCATTCCACGTGTAAATGGCAAGTCTAATCCTTTGATCGTAGTTTATAAATGAGTTTGCTAACTTGCCATTTAACTCAGTATATGCATCTGCTACCGCCTTGGCATCTGGCACATATCCGGTAGCCTTGGTAGCTAACAGATCCTCCTTTGTGGTGATCATCTGTGCAAATGCCGGTGCGGTCAAGTCCGCAAAAAATTTTTTAATCTTGCCAAAGACCGTCTTTACGCTCTCGCCCGTATTAATGTTCTCGCGGTTCTCTGCCTCGGTAAAAGTGATCTCGGAATCTCCGATGTCACCGCTGAACCCTTTGGCCAGATAGATCCAGTTTACCTTATCATCCCTGGGAGCTCCGTCCGGAGCATCTTTAATAGCCAGATATGTACTGCCGTTATGTTCAACCGCGTCCAGTCGCTCATATGTGGTATTGGAGTCGTAATCTCCTTTGTAAGATATTCCGATTTTTCCGAGAGCATTGTAACCTTCCGGTGCTGCCATGTCATTGTCCTCCTTATGCTACCTTCCAATATAAAACATTATCAACTACTACAAAATCCACTCCTGCGCCATCCTTCATATAAAGGTTCATCGTGGTTTCATCCAGATAGAACTTAGGTTCAGTGATTTTTGCATACGATTCTGCTCGATCCGCATCTATCTTGGCCTGTGCTGCAGATGATGCCGCCGCAGATGCCTGCTGTGTTGCCGTTTCTGCTTGTACGGTAATATCCGCCAGGTAATCCGGCTGCAGCTTATCCGCCGTAATACTCCCTTTCTTTATATCAGCTTTTACCTTGCCATCTTCCCCGATGGTCCAATAAATAGTATCCGAGTCTAAAAATTCAAACTGCGTGATGAGTGCAGACATATCTATGTACTGTTCTCTTCCATCTTTTAAGTAGATAATAAGCTGCTCGGTAACCGGATCATAGCCGAAGTTGATGGCAATCTGTGCCATCAGGGTATGTAATACCTTGGTTGCTCCAGAATAATAAGTAACCGTAATATCGCCATTATCCTGATTAATGGTAATTCCCGTGATCATCCCATTAGCCTCTGTAGTTGACAGCTTAGTCAGATCCAGTGTAATCACACGCTCGTCAATAATGCGAGTCGCATTACTTAGCTTGTCCATGTTGGTCTTATTTAATGCTGTTTTGATAGATGGTTTATTCTCCCAGTAATCCTCTTCCCAGTCATACGCTCTCTGCATCCTGCTTCACCTCCTGTTTTGCAACCTCGGCAGCATCCCTGGCCGCAATCTCTGCCATCAATGCATCCCTGGCTTTCTGTTCCTGTCGTGCCAAATTCTCCTGCAATGCCATGCGCTTAACTTCCTCCGGCAACGGAGATGCTTCTACAAAATTTGCGATTGCCTGACTAAATTCCTTGATTTCTAAATTGCTCATATCTCTTAATCCTCCGGTCCCAAATAAGTTATAACAGTCCCACTAATGGTTTTTGTTCTCCACGCAACTACTGTACCTTTATAATTCATGTACCCGCTGACACCCATTGCTCTTACGCTGACCAGATCAACGCTTGATAGCTTATTTACGATAGTCGCAGCGCTGATTCTGTCCGCTTTAATTACACCGGAGGATGTCCAGTTGGCTACTTCCATGTAATTAGCCTTTACGGTTCCGGCACTGATATAGTTGGCTTCTACCGTTCCCAAACGGGCGCTTACACCATTCAGATCAGAGACTGTCACATGATCCGCTTCCAGGCTCCCCACACGACTGCTCACCGCATTGAGAGAGTCTACTGTAGCCTTGGTAGCAATCAGGTTATTTAACTCCAGTTTGGTCACATTCAACGTCTCTATGGTGGCATATTTGCTGACCAGTTCATCCGCATTTACCACACCGACCAGGTCTATCCGTTCTGCCTTGATCTTGATGCTTTCCGCAGTCTGATTGATCTCTGAAACGATATTGTCCTTGGATACCTTGGTAAGGATCTGCTGTGCATTGATGCTGATCTGCGTGGACAGATTCTGGTTGATATCTTTCATTTCCAGACGAGTTTCATCCACCGTCCTGGTAAGCACATTTGTTTTTCCCTTTAACTGGATAATCTGCTTCTGCAGTCCATTAACCTGTCCGGTCCTGTACTCCTCACCCTCCGCTGTATAACTGTCCCGGAGTGCCTGGATGCCTTTCAGGGTTCGCTGCAGGATGTAAGTGTACACATCTTCACGGGTCGTATGTAACAAAATGCCATCCCCCACCTCCAGGCAGGGATTGCCGCGGGCTTCCACCTGTGCCGGACGGTACCATACGACACCGATCACGCTGAGGACATTGTCTGCGATAGTCTGCAGTTCTGCCGCAGACTTGCCATACACCAAAAAGTTATCCTCTATGATGTAACAGTTATTACCGGTACCGGAGATAGCACCGATGTCGTTCTCTTCCTGCCGGATCTGCAGCTTATCAATATGCTGGCAAATAAAGTCTTCATACTGGCAGGAGATATAATTGCTCCGGGATACCTCCGTGGTGCCCATCGGATCCGCGGGATAAAGATCATCGGATGGATACAGATCATCAGCAGGATATACTCCCTCTATCATCTGCTCCAGCACCACATACCGCAGCTTACCATTTCGACCAATGTGTCCAAAGCAGCCGTTGATTTCGCAGATGGCTTCGATTACCGTTTTCCCCGGGAGTTCTCCCGGATCGATAGTTTTTTCTACCACCATATCATCGTTAATTAGTGTGATCTCTTCCTGTTCCACTCCGGCATAATTGCAAAAACTATCCCGGAACTGCCGAAGAGTTATCGGAAATGTCAGGCTGTTATACCACGCAGCCACATCTGTATTCAGGATGTCGTACATAGCATCGTATGCTACGATATCCCGATATCTTCTATCTGCCGTAGGTACATCAGAATCCACTTTATAAACTCCCATCATAAAAGGAGCCTCATCGGCTCCTTCCAATGTTACTGATACTGATATCTTTTTCCCTGCAAGAGGTACTACCCGTTCCCTGACCCTCAATTTGAAAGTACTCGCCTCACATCTGCCAAAACTTATTTCACTCTCTGAGCATAGTCTCTCTGTGAGTTCTGCGCTTTCACCTTTCCAGTCCTCCTCATTCAGCACACTTCCATCACTACATTCAATCTGCATTTTTTTTGAGACAGATGTGTCATTATAAATATCTTTATATTTGTAATCTACCATGTCTCCTCCTTAATACTCTATAAATGCAACACGCAGAGGTTTATACTCAAGCTCCATGCCGTTCCACGACTTCGTTTCTACTGTATAATTCGGCACATACATTTCTCCCGTCTTATATTCTCCGGTGTTCACATCAAAGTATGTGACTAATGCTTTCCTTTCCTTCACATTTATGTATGCAGTTTCCAGAACCTGCAGAAAATCTGTCATTTCTGCAGACTCCATAGGAATTGTATTGAACTCTATTTTGGTTGTATAATGGTCTGCGACCTCACGGTATAACTTATTCAATCCATTTCTGTCAGAATCCAAGTCTGCTCTCTGTTCCGGGCTTACCTTATAATTTTCGATATCCACATATTTCGAAATATCTGTATCTCCTACTTTTAACAGCCACCCTTGAAATGCCATCCTGCTGCCTCCTTATACATCCAGCAACAGGTAATTTCCAGTTGCTTTAAAGTACTCCCTGTTTATCTTTTTCAATAATTCCGCAAATTTCACGCCATTGATTTCTATCGTATTTCCAGAAGCTATAATTCTGATGATGGTCTCCAAAAGTGTAATGATCTTATCCAGCTTTTCCACGGAAATGGTTCCTCCAGATCCTGCCGCAGCCTGTGCTGCGCTCAGTGCCATTTTCTGTAACTTATCTTCCGGTGATACAATTTCTCCCTGATGCCTGTTATCACCGATCATGGCAAGCTGTGGCGTATTAGCCTTGACATATCCACCATTCCATAATTTAGGTATCTGCGGTGGATTACTCGGCATTTCGAAGCCCCAGTCTTTTCCCACCAGATCTCCTGCCTTCTTTGCTACGCTTCCGATTCCATTTACCACATTGCGTAGTGTAGAATATATCAATGAAATCATTGCATTCACACCATCAATGATCAGATTACATACTCCCTTGATAGATCCCCATATTGCTTGCCAGATTCCATCCGTAATTTTCTGTAAGCCTTCCCATGCCTTTTTCCAGTTTCCAGTAAACACTCCGGTGAGGAAGTCCAACAATCCTCCCAGTATTTTCATGGCTCCAGATATAATGTCTGACACGGTTGCGAATACGGTACTCATGATGTTTATCACAATGTCTGCCACCTGCTTGATTGTCGGTGCCAGATACCCGATAATTGGTTTGATTACGGTACTCCACGCGGTTGCAAGGAAATCGCCTACTGAGCTGATCAGATCAAGAATGTTATCCCATAGTGGTCTTAGATTTTCTTCCCATAATTCCTGTAACGCTTCCTTGGCATGATTCAGTACCGGCATCGCGATATCATTCCACAGTTCTAAAACCGTCTTCTTGATATCATTCCAAGCATCTACAATATTTCCAAAAGTACTGCTTCCCTGAGACTCCCACCAGTCCGTAAGAGAACTACCAAGTTCTCCCACAATCTCTCCTGTCAGTGATGCACATTCTCCACCGAAATCAAACAGATCTGTGAGCGTACCTTCTATCAGCTCTTGATTGTCTTTCATCCACTGGAATGTGTGTTCTGTAGAAATTTCAAACCCTTCCGCGAAGATTGTTCCCAGTGACATTCCAAATCCAGTACAACCTGTCAGAATATCATTGATTCCGTTTACAATATCAGGTCCTGCTTTATCCAGTGCCCCGAGCAGATTATTGTATATCTGCTCATTGATATCCGTAAGATTTGTAAATCCGTTCGCAATAGACTGGCTTACATCACTGCTCCAGGATTCTATCTTTTTCCTGTTGCGCTCCAGATAGCTTGCAATTCCATCCAGCCCTAGGTCTACCGCCTTGGCTGTAACAGCAATCTTATTTCCGATTCTGTTTCCGAGATATCCTCCCAGCGGATCCATGATTGTCTCAATGTTTCTGACTGTAGTTTTGGCCAATGGATCCATCTGAGCCATGATTCTTGAAAAATTATCCTTCAGATTTCCGAAATCAATCTTTTTCAGACCATTGTTGAACTGATCTGCAAAATTTTTGACACCGGGAATCTTGAATGCATCTGAGAGTTTTTTCGAAATTTTATCCACACTGGCTTCAACTTCCTGCGTGGAAGTCTGCAAACCAGCAATATCTATTCCTGAAGATCCTCCGTATGCCGAAGAGGAATCTGTCTTCTGGGAGAGCAAATCCAATTCATCAGTTGGAAGTAATCCACCTAACTTTTTAGCTGCTTTTCCCGCGGCATTAATATTATCACTGATTCCGGCAGACGCATCCTCTGCAGCCGCCATGCCTGTGGCTACATCATTACCCTTCTTCCCGGCAAATTTATCCGTAAATGCTTTAAATACATTCGCCAGCTGTACCAGTTTTCCCATCAGGGTATTGATCACCTTGATTGCCGGTGTCAGGACGTTGATCAATCCCTGACCGATTGCCGCCATAAAAGACTCAGTCTGCAGCTTCAGGATTCTGACCTGATTGGCCCAGCCATCAGAAGTCCGCATAAAGTCCCCAGATGCCGTCGCCAGTTTACTCTGAACAAAGGAATACCGTAGGGCTACCTTTTCTGCCTCCGACATAGCCGCAGTGGTCTTCCCGTAGCCGTTGGCCATAGCATAGGCATCCAGTGCCGTCTGTGTCATGACGACACCAAGATCTTTCAGACTCTCTGTTTCTCCAGTGAATACCGATTTCAGCTTTGTATATGCTTCGTCCTGAGATATGTTATAAAAGGATGCCACATCTCCCGCCAGTCCTGTCAGAGTGGTAGACATATCGTATGCCTGCTTCTCGCTGAATCCGAAAGCCTTGGCCATTGCACCGAAGGTTCCTGTGTACCTCTTGGCCATCGTCTCGGACAGTCCAAATGCAGTTGCGGCATTCTGCGCAAATTTATCTACCTGCTTTGACATTGCCGGGAATGTTACGTCCACAACATTTTGCACTTCACTCAGATCTGATCCCAGTTCGATACACTTCTCACTGAAATCTACGAGCTTTTTTACAGCAAAAGCGGCAGCCAGTTTCTTACCTACTTTCGTAGCCAGGCTCTGGATGCCGCTCATCTGCTTATTAAAGTCCTTTTTATTTACGACCAGATCTAATCCGATCTGTCCAACGCTTGTAGCTTCACTCATAACCAGCCTGCCTTCTAAGACAGGCACATCGGCACAGCGTCTTATAACTTCAACTCAAAAATCTTTTTACAGTCCTTATTTTTACAGCGGAAATAAATTCCTCTGCAATGTGCATCTTCCGTCTGCATTGCATTCACCGGATGCCCACAGTAAGGACACACTACTTTTTTCTTATCTACTTTTTCAATGTATATCGCCCCCTGCCAGAGAAATGAACGCATTCTTCAGTTGATCAAGGACTGCTGCCATATTATCAGGCGCTACCTTTTTTGCTCTGTTTGCACGCCATTCATTCCTGATTCTGTGTTGTTCCGGAGTAAAATGGTCTAAAATATCCTTATCCTCCTCGGCCCTGATTGCTACAATCCGTCCCAGCGGTGTCTCCGGTCCAATTCCAATAAGAAGATCCCTAAACTCATCCCACTTCATGGTATCAATTTCTTTTGACAGCCGGATCCCGTACTGCGCCTGGAAGGATGATACGATCAGACTGTAATCTCCGATCAGATCATAGTACGGGTCACTGCTCTCCCGGCTCTTCGTCTCCCGTGATCATGTCTACTGCTGCCATGATGATTGTCTGGAAATCCTTGAACTGGAGATTCAGTTTATCGATCTTTTTCCGATCCTTCTCATTAAAAATCAGTTCATATACCGCCAACACTTCTTTAGCTGATGCACCCTTCGAAAAAATACCCATGATCTTCAGCACAGTGGCTGCATCGGAATTTACTTCTACGGTAACATCCTTAACCTTCAATACCGGGTTCTCGTCAAAACTCAGCTTTTCTGTAATATCTACGATTTTCTTTGCCATAATAGCCTCCTGTTTTTATGCTGCGGGAGTAATCTCAGGTTTTCCATTGCTCATAATATCGAATTCCAACGGTGCCACAGCTGTAGAGTCTCCTGCTCCAATGTTCTTTACGTTCACCACTGCTCCGGCAAACAGCACCACGGTTCCGTCGGGGAATGTCCACTGGACATCTTTCTCTGCAGAGCGACCGTTTACCCACGCAAGTGCTGCTACAGCATCATTACCGGCATCTCCTACGTTACGTTTCGCAGTTACGGATATGGTAACTCCCTTACTGGTAAGCAGGCGTCTCACCCATCCTTTTTCTGTAAACGGATGCCATTCCTCTACTCCATTATCGAAAGATACACTGAATGTCTCGCAGTCCGCAATATCAACCATTTTCTTTTCGACACCGCTTGCTGCCGCATTGATCTGGAACTGGTTTTCATAGCATGGATATACTCCTGTAATAGGTGTGCTCATTCTTTTTCACCTTTTCCTTTCTCATAAATAACAGCCATCTCTATGACCCATTCGCAGATACCGGCATCATCTTTTCCGACATCCTGCGGTTCATAAAGAGGCTGTATAAATTTTATCAACTGATTGTTGACCGTTACATTTCTTGCAGCCTTCACCGCATCAAATGCTGTCATGGCTGTCTTCTCTGACTCTCTCGGCGAATTATTCCAGTGAATCAACAGGGTGACATATTTTGTCCCGTAAGATACAAGTTGTGGTCCTCCTAATGCTGTCTTATACTCCTGCTGATGTTTGCTGTTATAAACACCGATGGACTTCTCCTGCTTGTCCGGCAGGCTTCCCATATATACATGGTCTGCCAGTTCAATGGATTCCACATAATCCCGCACATCCGATAACATCATAATCCGGCAATCCTCCTGTATATTTGTTTGTATGCCTTTTGGCAGTACTCTGATTTCTTCCCAGAGATCCAGTCCTCATACCATTCGCCTCTTGCATTCGGATTCTCCGTCTTCTGGAAATGATATTCCGGGTGAAAATAAAGCCGTCTTGCATAGGGTGTGCTGGATATGATACTGACTTTTCCCTGGCTGCTCTCCGAATAATCGACAAAAGTGCTCTCGTTTTGCAGATTGCCGGTATCCCTTGGGAACACCTGTGCCTGCACCACATTGGTATGTAATGCCTCAGCGGTCTGCTCTAAAGCCATCACCTGTGCTCTCGTCAATTGTTGGATCTTCGGAAAATTCATCTTTACTGTGGAGTTTACACTGATCATACCAACAGCACCTCCGTATAGTTGACTGTTCCGTCCGGGTTTCTCGACTTACGCCCTTCCAGAATCCTGCGCTTACCCCCAAATATCACAGCACTTCCTCCGGATATAACCGGAAGCTCCGGGCAAATATCTCCTGGAAACAATGCTGCTCCTGTAATCTCTATCAGTTTCTTCTCGGCTGTCAGCACAGTCTTGGCTTTGTCCTGATAGTTACATTTTCCGGAATATTCCACCGGCTTCAATGGCTCCCCGTATTTGTTCAGTCCTTCCTGATCTATCGCAACAGAGATATCTGTCTTGCATAATCTTTTGGGCACCAGACACGGATATTTCATGGAATCACCTCGCAATTCTGCAACACAGACCCGTCTGCATCAGCAACGAATAGACATCCCGCTTCATGGCAATACCTTTTTCCATGAAAATATTCCAGGAACTTCCAAACTGTGCGGATACTCCATTTATGCTATAGCCGGATAAAATCGTATTGATTTCATCTGCATTCTCATATTCGAAATCTGCCTGCATGCAGACAACCTCTTTGATGGTCTCCTTTTGAAAAGCTGTCATATGGTCGAATCCTGCTGCCACAATCCGGTTAAATGTCAGGCTGTCAATATGCCGGGAGGCCTGACGAAGTGCTCTTTCAAGCTCTCCGTCAGGAATCACGCTACCATTATAGCTATCTTTATATTCTTCTTTTCTTACATAAGGTTTGTAGGACATATGCCCTCCTTACTCCCCGGTATACTCCGCGGTATCCACATCTACATAAACGCTATCCACTTTGTTGTCACGTCCATTCGGGAATACAAAGGTATCAGACAGAGATCTGTTCTGGTACAGGTATCCGTCTCCTTCGGTATGTGTTCCGGGATTGAAATAATAGATAGAAGCGATCTTGGGAACCGTCTTACAGGTCTGTCCGCATGCCACCAGTACATTGATCTTATGAGCTCCAGTTACTGCTTCGATATTATGCGTGCTGTCTGCTGCAACTTTTTTCAGAGGAGCAAATCCACCCTCAGCAGGCTCCCAGTCAAATGCATCATAGAAACGCTCATCATCGATAACTTCCATGATGGGTACGCCATCGATGTCTGTCACTCTGGTCTCGATACCAATACCGCCCTCAGCAATCTGTGTAAGTTCAATCTTACGGGTAAACTCAGTGGACTGCTCCAGTGCATCCATAATGGGACTGGCCACATACATAAGCAGGCTGCCATTTGCCTTGTACCGTCTCAACTTACCTTTTGCAAGTATATCCTTCAGCATTCCGAATACCTTTGCCTTGGTATAAGCTGAAATAGCAGTCTCGCTGTGGTATCCCTCTGTCTTCTGTGCCACCTGTGCCACACGGGAGAAGAACAGTGCATCTGTCTCAGGCACTACCTGAGTCTGTTCAAAGGTTTTGGAAATATTCTGCATGGATGCTGTTGCGTTGGTCTCATCCACATCTGCCTTGTCTACCAGGAACTGAACGTCTCTGTCATGGCTTACCGTAAAAGGAACATCTGTCTGATCGAAGGATCCCGTGTTCCAACCACCGGTTCTCTTGTGATTCTTATAACCTGTGGTGCTCATCTGTGTAAAGTGGAATGTCTTCGCATCCAGCCATCTTACATTAGATGTAATAAAGGGAGATGTTAACGCTCCCTGCATCAGGATCTGCAGGAGTTCAGGACTCCACTGCTGTGCATAGTTTAAATTAGGCATATCTTATACCTTCCTTTCCTTAGTTCCACCGATTCCATCTTTTGGTCGGTGTCTGTGTCTGTTGTACAGTCGCCTGCTGCGTATGCTGCGAAGGATCTCCTCCTGTTCCCACATGAAGGAAACCGGTAGTATCTGTCTCCTGCGGCTTTAATGCAGGAATATCCTCCAGCACCTTATTCAGCGCTTCCGTAAGTTTCTCGTTACTGATCTTTCCATCCTGTCCTACTGTCTGGCTGAAATCTGCCATCTTCAGTACATAGGGAATGGATGTTACACTGATTCCCAGTCCGACTGCTGCCATCGTCGCTGCCTGTTGGATCTGTGCCTGTCTTGCCTCAGCTGCTGCGGTTGCAGCCTGTTGTTGCAATGCTTCCACATTCGGCTGATTTGCCGCCTTCTGTTCCTTGAAGGTTGCTATAGCCTGTTCCACCTCCTGTTGGGAAAGCCCCTGCTGCTTGAAATAGGCTTTCAATGCCGTATCCTCTTTTGCCGCAAGCGTTCCATCCAACATCTGCTGGATTTTTCCATAGTCAATCTGCGGTGCTACATTCTGCTGTGACTGCTGATCAGTCTGTTCTCCTGACGGTGCTCCGCCCTGGCTCCCATCAGGGTTTAAGAATCTTCTTACTGTCTTGTAAAACATAACGTACTCCTTTCCATTTTGAGGGTGTCACCCTTACTGCGATCCATTGTCTTCGGTGTCTCCGGCCACGCTGCAGTTTATTGCCTTGCTCGTGTTTGGGCATAAAAAAACACGCAGTGAAGCGTGTTGATTACAGATGATTTGTTGCACCGGTGCAATTTTACTTTTCTACCACACAGATGTCATATTCCTGTGCACAAGTATGTTCAATCCGACATCCCCTCGCATCCTGCCATCCCTCGGCGAAATATGCAATGTCTGCCTGTGCGAGCAGTTCCAGCGATTTTCCCAAAAACCACAACGGCTTTGCATCTGCCGGTGCCCCCTCAAAGAAAGAGTCTATCACCTCCACCGGTTCTCCGACTGCCTGTTCCGCTTCCCTGATAGCCTGCTGCCTCTCTTCCTTGATTGCCTCATCCGTTTTTCCCTTCATAGGCTGGCTGATAAATAATTTCTTCATGTTTTTTCATCCTTTCTTTTTGGCATAAAAATACCACCAATCTACTGACTGGTGGCTTCGTGTTCTCTTATCATTTTTCGCAAACGGTCTTTATAGTCTTCGTAGCTTCTATCTTTTCCAAGGATATAGGCTGCATCCGCTCTGGTCCCAAATAATAGTACCTTTTCCCGTAATTCATGCAATTCCTTATCATTCTTCATCTTTTCTACGAATTCTTTCTTCAGCATAATTATCCCCGTAATATTTTAAAAAATGTTTCATATATCTCTGGTAGTTCATTTTTTATAAAACTTACAGTTTCATCATCCCCTTGATACAATGCTGCAAACACGTCTGCAAATATTTCCAGCTCTGTGTACCCCGGTTTACCTATATATTGTGATTCATGTCCGTATAACCCAATCACCTTGTTGTCTGTTATGCATGACATAATATCACTAACGAAATAATCGTACTCTAAATCCCCATTTTTATCAAGTCTACTTTGATATCTTTCCTTTGATTCCAAAATCCTTTTTTCTGTACTCTTAATTGCTTCTGAGAATTCAGTATGCATAGGACTACCGTATTCATTGTGGTCAATTCTATGGGCTAATTCATGTGCTAATACAGCCCTATAGTTCTCCTCCTCATATTGTGGATGTTTCGGATTGACAAATATCAAATCATTATCAAGATCATACGAAAAGGCATATTCTGACTTTCCATCTATCTGAATGCACTCATCTGTTGTGTACTGATCCATTAAATCTATCATGATCTGCGGAGTATCCGATCTCGGTACTTTCACCTCATCAGGAACTTTATACCGAACTTCTGTTTCCTGACTCCATTCTTTTTCCTTCTCGCAATACTTGCTTTTATTCTCAGGATCCAGTGAAAATGATGCTAATCTATGGAATTTCTTCTCCTGTCTCTCCGCATATTGCTGTCTTGCTTCTTTCCTGTTCTGTTCTTCGATATCTTCTATGTCTTTTTTACTGTATTCATTATCCAAATCCTCCAGTTCTGGAAAATAGGTAGTGTGGCTGTCTCTGCATCTAGGGTGGTATAGTCCTGCCGCGATTGCCGCGCTCATCAGTGGATATGGTCCGTCCTTAGCACTTCCACCGCTCCATACATCATCGATCAGTATCTTACCAACAAACGGTAAACACTTTGGGCAGGGATTTCCACGTTTATTCATGATCACCGTGGATATCCCCCATTCCTGCCTTTTCTGCCCTTCCCCCTGCAGGTATGCACGCTTACTGGCTGTCCGTATTGCCATGTCCGCATAGTCTGCCAATGTGTGCCTGGATCCATTGGCATATTCCACACAGTTAAGACCAGCGGCAATGAAATCCTTTGTAGCCATGTCTACCGCCTTCTCATAAGTCCCTGCTCCACTGTTGGCATATACCTGAGCATTAAAAATAATCTTGCGATATTGGTCATTTGCCATGCGCAGGACGGCTGTCTCAGCCTTTTCCATGTCTGATGTGGTCGCCCGGATCAGCGCCTCCAGCTTCCTCTGGTTCAACCGGAAGAATGCCGCCGATGCTCCCGGACTTACTCTTCTTGCCTGGAAACCTTTCTTTATAGCCTCCAGTATGGCTATCTCCTGCTCCATATCTCCTTCATCCCTGGCAGTACTGATCAGTGCTTCGATTCGGTTATTGATATCCTTGAATTTCGCACCGAACCGCTCCTGATTCTCTTTTCTGTACTTTTCCAGTGCCCGGAGTTGTTCTGCCTGCCACATGGACCACTGCTTGTCCTCATCGATTTCCTCAATCTTATGTCTTCGCATATTCCGGATCATGGAAGCAATGAGTTCATTCTCAATAGCTTGGAATGCTGCTCCGATATCATATTCTGAATTTATCTTAGGCATCTAATCACCTGCCGTTTGCATATACCTTGAATCCCTGGCTTTTAAACTGTCTGGTCAATGTCTTGATCTGCGTGACGCTGGTACAATGATCACATCGGAGTTCCGCATAATTACCTTTTTCCACTGCATAGATTCCTTTCGGGACCTGCTCACTGGCCACCTTCAGGAGCCCCTGGTATTCCTCCCGGTTCATCCGGTATGTTTTTTTCGCTACTTTTACTTCCATCACTGCCTCCTGTAAATCCGTTTATCCTGAATTCTCCTGCATCCGTCCTGATTTCCGGCTCCGGAATACTCTGAATACCCTGCTCTGCCTTGAGCCTTGCGATCTCTTCCTTTTTGCAATCATCATCCAGACTGTCACCATACAATTCCTCCACACAGCGCTCAATGCTCATGATTCCGCTCTGCTTTGCCTTACCAACTGTTTCCACCTGAGATTCAAATGAAGGATTGGCATATTCTCCAAATGGGAGATTTACCTCTACACTTTCCACTGCCTCATTCTTCATCAGGTGATATGCGTTGATACACATGGATACTACCTGTGGCAATACTGTCTGAAGAGTTTCCACGATAATATTTCTTGTGTACAGCGTTGTTTTTTCCTTTTCACGCTGCGCTTCTGCATTATCCAGTTTTTTTACATCAATCCCCAGTGTAGAAGGACTGATGATCCCCTGCAGGCAAAGGTCCAGTGCTGTACAGTAGGAAGCCTGATAGCTGTCATGAGGAATGCTCGGCTGGTCTGTACTGATTACGTTTTTCTGCCCTTCGCGCTGGTCTCCTTCTGCTGCAAAATATCTGTTATCGAACGGATTCGGTGTTATCGCAGCTCCTGTTTTCGGATCCCTCGGAACCAGACAGTCCGGAATATATGTTTTTGCTCTTCCTGCTCTCAGTGCATCCATCCACTGGCTCCATACTTCATCCAGCGCATCATAGCTGTCCACCTTTCCGTCAAAGATGCTTCCGCCACGTCCTTCATATTTTGCCGACTTATAGAACATCATAGGCACCGCCAGCATAACGCTTTTATCGAAGGTCACGTCTTCCAGTGAATCGGTTATCTGTAATGTAGTCAGCGGAACCTGTCTGTTATCCAGATACAGTTCGTTCTTTACATACCCATATCCATATATCTCATTGAGCACATATGTCTTGCCTCCTCCGCTGTATGGTGTCTTAAATATTACTTCCCTGACCTTGTCCTTTTTCCGGATGATTTCGACACGATCCCCGGCATACCATTCTAAAATAGGATACTTACTGAGCTCTGTATCAATGGACACTTTAAAAGCCCCGTCTCCGATATACAGCGTCTCTTTGATTGCATCCTCTATCTTATCGGCAAAGTTATTATTCTCAGGCTTTGCAATGTCTTTCCATATCTGTTTCTGCTTTTCATTCTCTGAGGAAAATTCAAATTCCCCCATATCCGGAAGGACTACTGCTGCCAGAGTTCTCACCGTAAGCGCCGGAACACCTGTGTGGATCTTGCGCATTTCCATCCCCGGTGTACTCTTGCTGGACCAGAATTTATATTTATCTGCATATTCCGCATTCTGCTCATAGAACTGCTCAAGTTCGTTGCTGTCACCACGATACCAGATGCGGTTTCGGATCGCATTCCCCTCGAAGTCCATCATCTCATTGATATTGAACACATAGGGATTCGCCGGAGAAACATTCAGCCAGCTCCGTATACCTCTTTTGATATTCTCATTTATCTTTTCCATCAGGTTCACCTCTGTTTATCCTCCTCGAATCCAATCATATTCCGGTATGGAATCCATCCGTACTGGTTTGCATTGATCGTATGGTCGTTCTTATCCTCCGGTACCGGGACATCCTCTTCCTCGTCCCATGAATAGCGTTCCAATTCCGAGATATGGTTTGTACAATCCTCAACTACCAGATAGCAGTCCTGCTGGATCCATCCCAGTTGTAAATTGATACGGTCCAGTATTGTTACCTTCTTGTAGGACTCAATGAAATTATAAAGGCACCCATGCAGGCGCTTATACTTCCGAAGTTCTGTTATTGTCGCCGCATCTGCGCAGTCAATAAAAGACTCTTTTGCAAATCCCCATTCCGATCTGCATCTATCCAGAAAAGCTATAAACTTTACCGCTGTGTCAGAAGGAGCCAGCGGCACACTGAGATCCGCATTGCTATATACCTTCTCAGCTAGTGTGATCAGCTTGCGGTCATCCGTAATGCCCTGGAAGATCATTGCAATAGTATCCGGAGATTTTGAGGAATATGATGTATCCAGTCCTGCTGTAAACTTCCTGAAACGGATATTCCCATCCGCAATCTGTTTCTTCACCCACGCAGCAGTAACAACATGTTTCTTTCTGACAAAGTTGGAGAATACCAACCCTGTCGCTTTTCCGCGGAGACCTTGAATCTTGTTTTTCCAAATTTTGGTACCCTTAGGTGTGTTTTGCAGGATCATCTGCAGCTTATCCGGTGGAAGGCCTGCATTGTCTTTAAAAGAAAAGAACCAATGGATCCATCCGTCCTTTGGCTCTTCTTTCAGTTCCTCTATGATTTCCTGCGGTGTCTCATCCTTCCATTCCGGAAGAGGACGCGCACAGTTGATATATTCTTTATACACCGGCAGTCCCGGATCATCCGGGTTCAGTGTTGCCATCAGATAATCACATCTCATGGATGCTTCTCTGACAAAATCTATGTCTGCGGTATTTACTTCATCTATGTACAGACAGCCATATTGTCCACCCAGGGCCTTCTTCCACTTTTTCTTGTTACCGTAGCCCAGCACATAAATTACTTTATCCCCCTTGCCAGTATGCAGAATCAGATGCGGAATCTTATCGTCTTTGGTTCCGCTGCCGTTATACTCCACCAGGATCCCGAAATCATCCAATATACCAAGGTCCTTGTTGATGATGTTCTTCTCAGCAGTTCCGGTGTCATCCGCTGCAATGATATGCAGCTTCTTGGGGCTTTCCGCCACCTTAAGCATAAACTTGAAGATTCCTACCGTTGTTTTACCTGCCGCCGTGGTTCCTTCCAGGAATTCCACCGGAGCATCACATTTCAGGAATGCTTTGTATTTCTCTGACAACAGGAGCTTACTTGCGCTCATTACCCATCACCACGCATCTGTCTGATCAGGTCATCCAGTTTACTCTGTTCGGACTTGAGTTCTCCGGAGATCTGGACATCCTGTTTATCTCTCCATTTATCCGGTTTTCGGTTCTTCAACCAGAATATTTGGGCCGTGGTATCCGGCTCTACTTCTTTTACTTTTCGTTCCACAAGCATTTCTTTTGTTTTAGGGAACTTCTCTCTTACAAGCATCAGCTCATCATCTGTTGCCTCCGGATGCTCCAGTTTGTAGCGATTCATATATTCAAATAGCTTTTGACTATATTCTTCCTGCTCCATCGGAACGCTTACATATTTGTCTTCTGTATACCGATATCCCAGTGCCCTTTTCAAGAGCGCATTTTCCACTTGCAGGTCCACAACTTCCTTTCCCCTTTTTAGGGTGTCCGAAATGTCCGGATACAATTTTTTCCATTCATTTAATGTAGACCTAGAGATTCCCATATTACTAGCGATCTGCTCTTCTGTTAGTCCATCCCTTGTCCATCCTTCCAGCTTTAGTAAGCCTTCCGGTGTCAGCCAATATTTATATTTGCCTTTTGCCATCTGCTCACCATCTCTCTAAAGTTGCACCGGTGCAACTCCACGAAAAAAGGCAACGCAGCTATCTGCATTGCCCTGTCACTAATTTATCACGATACTATATTATCACATTTGACATGCGAAATCATGCCATCTTTTACTTTAACTCCCCAATATACCTTCCAATCTGTTCTATAGTCTTAAAAACTATCCTCTTCATTTGTCTCTCACTGTACGAGGCACCACCGATTTTTAGGTAGGGAATCGGTGCTCTGAGACCTTTACTCCAGTACCTGATTCTTATTACCTTCTGTTCTTCTAGTCGAAGAGAATTATATACAAATTCCACTGCCTCAATCTCTTTCTTGATCCGTTCATGGTATACGGATGTCATCTTCAGGGCTTTTGCCTCTGTGACAGACTGTGCCTTGTCTCTTTCCTTGGCAGGATCCGACGGACGACTGCTGCCTCCCGCCGGTGATGCCATAATGTCCGATATGTACTCCTCATATTCTTTCTTGCGTTGGGGATACCGTAATAATATAGTTTCGATAATCCTCCAGCTTGCTCTGTTAATTCTTTGCATCGATGCTTTCTCCTTTCTGTTGCACCGGTGCAATTTCCGGTGCGGTTGCTATGCTACTCTGTTATATTTGTGCTGCATCTCTTCGATGTCATCTATCAGGTAATACTGGACTGTCATGTCCGGCTTTGCATGTCCCAGTAATTTACTTACCAGCAATACATCCCCAGTCTTGCGATATAACACGCTTGCAAATGTCTTGCGATACACATGCACGGTTGCTGTTATTCGGGATACTCCGCCACGCACAGCCATCTCCTTAGCGAGCTTTTCAATGCCATACTCTTTCATTCTGTTATGCGGTGCCCGATCTGCCAAAAACAGCGGATCTGTCCCAGGCCTGTCCCCGATGTAATTTCGTAGTGCCATCACCGCCACCGGCGTAAGCATTCCGGTACGGTAGGTGTCTGTCTTCTCGGCATAGATTGATACCTGCTTATTTGTCAGATCAATATCTGACACGTTGAGGTAAGAGATTTCACCTACTCGCATGCCGGTACAAAGCTTTTTCTTTCGGTGTCTGCAGTGCGTAGCGGATAGTTTCAACTTCCTCATCTGTCAATCGTACCTTCTTTTTCTTGATCTGCTTAACCTTATCTACTCCGTCAACAATATTGTCCTGGATATGCCTCTTTTTAAATGCCCAGGAAAAGAATGTGCATAAGTACCGGTATATTGTGGATTTATAATTGTGGCTGATGTGATCACGATAGGACCTTATAGCAAGATAATCTGTAATATCCTGCGCTGTCACATATTTATAATTCTTATTCACAAATTCGAAGAATTTCTTTATTATCCCAATATAGCTTCGTATTGTCCCTGCATGGAGTCCTGCTGCCACGCCGTCTACACAATACCTTTGCATTAACCACTCATTGTCATGCTCCATAGTCATAGGTAGCTGTTTGATCTCTGCCAGCTCAAAGTCCTGTAATTTTACATACAAGGTGATTTTCATGCGGTCAATCTGTTCCTTGCTTAAAAAATCGTTCAATTCATAGGCAACTTCGTTGATCAGGTCGTTTTTCGTCATAAGCGCACCTCTTTCATGTTGCCTAAGGTATCACATTATGATATGATGTCCTTAAGCAGTGAGCGGTAGATGCTATCTTTGGTCGGATGGTCTACCGCTGTTTTTATGTAACGATTGCAGTCCTTCTGCAGCTGGAATTTCAAATTGTGTATTGTGATACTTATTACACTTTTAACATTTTTCCTTTTTCTATCACTCCTTTCACTGTCCGGATGGATTCCGGGAATGCCGCTATTATTTTTTCGCAAAAATCCATCATTCCGTTCTCCTCCACTAAAACATAATGGCATTTCCTTCTTTGTGATATACTAAGCCATCTTGCAGCATTTCTTTCCACTCTTCCTTTGTTGCCTTGAATTTACCAAAGGTAGTTGCATTAACTTCGCACCATTTGCACAATTTGTCCAATGTTTCAAACACAGGGCTTATGGGGCTCCCTTCACTCGTAGTATCCCACAACTGATAGCCTTCTCCCTTCGGTGGTTCGCAGAGTTCCTTTAATTTGTCCTTAATTTGCTTGAAATACTCATCAAATTTAGGGCATCCATACTGTTCTGTATCAATCCCTTTGATCCTCGCAAACTCCTTACAATTTTCACAATATTCCTCATTTTGCGAAGATATACAAAACGAAATGTTATCTACAAAATATCCGTACCAAACTTTATGTAATGGATAATCAAAATCCAGTGGTACACGCTTCAATTCTCTTCCCATGTTTCTCCTCTCTGTTCCTAAAATTTCAGTTTTATTGTGTAATAATACGTAGTATTACACATATTTACCCAACAAAAAACCACCGACCGATTATGGTTAGTGGTTATAATCTGCATTGTTAATAGTTATCAATGCTTTTTCAAGTTCCTTTGCTTCTTCATACCTTCTTTCATTGCAAAGCCGCTCGATTTTGGCTCTTACAACGATTCCGACTGTTTTAAATGCTTCTTCCGCTTCTTTTCCAGAAGACACTGAAAAAGGATTCCCGTAAGTCTCAATCGTCTGCGTAAATTCTCTATCCATGCATTCGCACCTCCCTGATATTGAGAATACTATACCACCAACCATATTCAGTTTTCAAGGTTCTCCGGCTCTATGCCGGTAAATAATTGTCCAGCGCTTGCCGGATCACCCAGGAGATAGGTCTGTCCTGCTGCCGGCAGTAATCAATTAATCTCTCGTACTGCTCCGGATCCATGCTGATATCTTTCCGGATGTTCTTCTTACCTTCTTTCTTGGGTCTTGGCATAGGCCTATCTCCTTTCTTTTACCTATTCTTCAGAGCAATAATCAGATCATTATATGTTGCCTGATTCATATACATGGTCATATGTACCTGATCTACAACCGTTTCTCCGCGTTTTTGCCAATCCTTGGTGATGTATCCATACCGCTTAATCCACTTTTTATTGATGCGCTTCTTTTTGTGTCTGCGCCGCTGGACCTGTTTGGTTGTAACTATAACGGTATATCCGCCCATCAGATCATTCATCTTACCTAACATGCCTATTGTTCCTTTCGTTACACAATTTTTGCGATATTTCAGTTTACCTATCATATTTCTGATCATCCAAAAGATCTACATCTGTATAATTATCAAGACACTTTTCATAATGCCCCTCTTGCTTAGTAATTCCTGAATATGTTTCATACGGATTAGGAAGATTATGTTTTTTACAACATTCATAGCAGATTACAAAACTTCTAGTTTTTTCTCTATTTCCATACGGTTCATTATCTGTATGATACCTTGCAAAATTTTGAAAAGGTGTCATAGACAGTAGCGTTGCTGTTCTATCGCAATCCTTACCACAAAAATCACATATAGCGTGTATCATGCTCATTACCTCTCTTTCTCTACTAAATCCCAATTCAACTGCTTAATTGTCAGAAAAATAATCGAATACAATTCTTGCTTTTTTAGAGATTTCTTTGCCTATTTCCTCTTGCTGTGTTCCCTTCGTAAGCGTTTCTATTATCATTAAAAGCACATTTTCTGTATTGTAACGAAAGTCAATATGATTACCAATCAAACGATTATTAGACCATGCGCTATGTGATATTTCCTCGACAGTGGGAATTTCAGCTATTTTATCTATCAGATATTCAGTCTTTTTAGATAACGAAAGTTTATCTTTTGGCATTTCAAATACCTCCGCTAAATCCTAAGTTAGTTTATCTTCGTCACCTACGTATATTGCCAAGCATCCCATTGCGTCTGACAAAAATTCCATGTCCTCTCCATCGGTGCTTACCCGCTCTTCCGGATACCTGCTGCCACAATACGGACAGCATATGTTATGACCTTTAGTATTTGCTTTTTCTACCGCTGTTCTCCCCGCTATAAATTCATCACCGCATGAGCTGCAGCGGAACTTTACCAAGTCATCTGCATACATTCCTTTTTCCCATCTATCATCTCGATACATTACGCCTCCTCCATTCCTAAGTTAACTCTTCATCCCTATCCACTATGTCTACGACTCCATAAGGTGACATATCTTCCAGCTTATCTTCTAATTTCTCGCACTCTGTTTTATGTTTGCAGTTATTGCAGTTAATCAGTATTGATTTACAATATTCTGCCAGTTCTCGTACTTTCATTCTTCACTACTCCTTTACCATCCGATGATACAGTAACCTGGCATCAGTCCATATTCCGGTACATCCCGGAGCACATACCGGATCCGGCGTACTTCTGTCCGGCCAGTGTATTCTCCGTTTTCCCACTCCATTAAGATCAGGACATCCCCCGGCTGTACATCATCTTCATCTTTTCGCAGCTCAAAGTTCTTCTTTTCCTCCCGGACTGCCTGGAAGTACTTCGGCAGTATTTTCTTCTCCACTGTCTTCATTCTTCTTTTTCCTCTTCTTTCGGTATTTTTCCGGATCATAGTCCGGATTGAAGGAGCTGCGTGTCATGGATATGCTCTCTTTCCGCTGATCCTTTGCATATGATCTACGCATGGTCTCTATTTCCGGATCCTGGTTCTCCAATCCCATTGTCAGGAGATCTCCGTAAGAAAAGCTCCGGCGGAATCCTGTCTTTTTATCCCTGGTCAGCACGTTCCTTGGGTAAACTCCTATGACTTCGTATTCGCAGTATTTGCTCGCGCGGCCGATACGATCCTCGTCATTTATTTTGATCTTTATGGTGTCTCCTATATGTACATTATGGATGCGCGGCGTAGGATCCGGCAGAAGATTGCCGTCCCAGTCCTTATACTCCTGCATGGTTGTCTCCTTCCTGGGCGACTGCTGCCTCTTGGTATCAGCGGTCGCCCCGTGGCTTCGTTTACAGTGTCTATTGTGATTCACTTTGTCCAAAAGGCTTATTGATTTTTCTGGACCGCCAGTGCTTTCTGTACTGCAGCATAGTAATTATTCACTCCGGCAATCAGGATCTCCGTCTCGGTCTTTCCCATTTTTTCTGCGCAGTACTCTAATTTTCGCTTTTCCTCCGGAGTCATCCGGATGATCTTGCTTATTGTTCTGCTTTTCATCTCTGTGCTCCTTCGTGTATATACAAATTTGTATATACATTATCCCCACTTGTTATAAATCAGAGCATCCTCGTTCCAGTCCGGGTAATGATCCTGCAGGTACTGCCTAAACATCTGCAGCATCTCCTCCCGTCTGCCCTTGTTGCCATTGTCCAGCATCTCATGGTGACTTTGGCAGCCCAATGCACCATTCTGCGGGATCCCAAGACCTCCCCTAGAGCGCGGTATGTAGTGCATGATGCTCTGCAGCTGCTGTCCGTACCAGGTGACGTCCTCCATGTGATATTCCATACGGCAAAAGATGCACTGATACAGATCACGCTCCTTGATGATCTGACGGGAGGCAGCATTAAACTCCCGCGCTCTCGCCTGTTTCGACATCTTCGGCATTCTGTCTGCCTCCTTTTCTGAGTTCTTCCAGTCTATCCAGGTATCCGGAGATATCTTTCACCTGCACTCGCGCCGCGCTGATCAGATCCATCTCTGCGTAACGTACCAGATTATCCACTGCTCCACGGATGGACTGGAGATAAGCTGTGCGCTGGTCTCCTTTAGATGGGCAATATTGCGGAAAGTCGTTTTCAAGGTCTGTCTGTCCCGGTACCTGCTCTTCCGTACCCATGGTGTCGGTATTCTGATTATCCGCGTCAGTTTCTCGGGAGGACGAGTCATTTACCTGTGTTTGCGGCTCTTCCGGTGCCGGATCCGGTGCGGCTCCCGGGATGGTCATCTGCTCCGGCTTCTTGTCCGGCTCCTTCGGCTTTTTCTTCGGTTCTGTGTTTGCTTTGGTCACACGGGATTCCTTACGCTTTTCAGGTTTCTTCTCTTTCGGAGTCTCATCCGGTTGCACCGGTGCAATTTCCGGTTCTTCCGGTATTAAGTCCTCGCCATATAACATCTTGTACTGCTCCTCAGGACTGCTGCCTCCATTAAGCAATTCTTCTACTTCATAGCAGATATCCTGTGGTATGTACTTGCTCCGCTCCAGCGTCTTCAGGTTGATTACCGTGGCACCGTCAGAATTTATAATGATCTGTGTCCTGCGCTCTCCCGGGATCCGGACGGTGTACACCGCATCCCCTTGCGGTATCAGTGCATCCATAATTGATGCGCTACGCGGATACTGTCCCTTATTGCATATTTCCCACAACTTTCGGAAGAGATTTTCCTGTTCTTTCCCCAACTGCCATAGGTTCCTCTTTAGGGGCGATCCCTCTGGCGGAAGTATAGACCAGTCCGTTACGGCTGCTGCCTCCGCCCGCTCGATCTCTACCTCAATATCCGTGACCTTGCTCTCTGCATCCACCTCGTCCTTTATGTCCTGAATCTCTGCCTTGGACAGCGTAGGCGGAAGCGCCTCGTTGATCTCGTCCGGGATCTGCAGCATCAAGGTAAGCTTTGCATATCCAAATCCCTTGTAGCTCGGGAGCAGATGATCAGAGTAGCCATCCTCCGAAAATCTGTCATTGATGCTGATAAAGCGGCTTACCTGCGTCTTATCTATGCCATACTCAGCCCTGGCAAAATCTGTCACAGTTGCATAGCCGCTCTCTGCCAGTACATTTGTGTCTCTGGCCACCTTGAGCAGATAGCCAATCTGTACAAAGTCCTCTGCCGTCCGGGTGAGGACTGCATCCAGCTCCTTCTTATATTCCTGATATGTTTTTGTGTATTCCATTAATTCCATCAGATCACCTCCATAAAGTCACTCTCCAGAGCATCCGCAAGCAGTGTTCCTTGCAGGCTCCCGTGCCATACTATCTTTTTCTGCTCCCGCAGTTTTTTATAGCCTTCCCTGCGGGCCTTGTCGCTCTTCTCTGCCAGTTTCTTATCCTCTTCGGATAGATTTTTCTTCACCCACTGCTGCCACTCCTGCAGAAACGGCATTGCATCGTCCAGATCCTTATATGCCTCATTCAGTACGGACTTTTTCTGCCGGATGTTTCCTCCCGGCTCAATCTCCACCGTGTACCAGGGAGTATCCGGTTCTGCGCTGTGCCGAAGGAATAGCAGATAGGTTTCCCTAATATCCATCCTCTGGAAGTAAATATCACAGGTGTGGATGCAGTGTTTTAACACGATTCCCTCCCGGTAAATATCATCAATACTCCTGGGGGCTACGATGCAGTAAGTGCCGTTATCATACTCGTATTTCTTCAATTCTCCGGATTTCATGAGCTCCTGTGCCCGCGGGAAATCTATTTTCTTTTTTGCAATTTCCTCGGAGGAAGCCAGCATGGATATCTTGGCCACTAACTCGTTATGTGCAATGGCAAGGTCTTTCGGTTTCAGCAGGAGTTCCCTGCTACAGTCCATCTTTAGTTTGGCCATCATGTTCACGTAGTCGTTCCAGTCTCTCCATACTGCCGTTTTTAATTCGCGGCCTCTTAACGATCTCAGCCCTGCCTGTTTGTTCAGGTAGTTACATATTTTTTCAATGGTCAGATATTTTCTGATTGTGGATCCTTCCAGTTCTTTCGGGCTGATGTCTGCTTCGGAAAGAGTCTTTATATCGCAGTCACGCAGTATCGTGTTCATCTCCTTTTCTTTCTGCAGCCAGATGAGCATTTCCATGTTGCCATCCATATTTTTCAGGCGTTTCATCCGGGAGTTATCTATTTTAAGTATCTTTGCAAGTCCGCCGGACGCTTTATTGTCCAGTATTCTGTCCAGCTCGCACCATCTGTCGTTTACCATATCCTTTGCCAGTCTGTACAGGCCCGCCTTGTAAGCCATCTCGATGGCAGGATAACGGTGCTCCTGCCGCAGGTAATACCTTAAGCCAGCCTCTGTATAACCGTGCCTCACAGCAATCGGATATGCTGTATGATATTTCTTGAATATCTGGCTAAAGTTTTTCCGATACATGGTTTCACGGTATTTTCCAAGCCACGCATCCCGGTCCAGTGCCCAGCGTACTCCCCTCCTGCGGTAATCCGTGTAAATGTATGTCCCCCATCCCTTTTCTGTAACAATGGTCCTCCGATACTCACGGACACCATATTCAGATCTGTTGACAGCACATTCATCCTTGTAGTCAAATCTCCAAACCGCAAAATCTCTCTGTACCAGCCCCTCCTTATATCTCTGGATGCAGGATACCTCATATTCCCCTGTACAAAGACATTGCGTTTTCTTTGCCCGGGATATGTACATGACCTTTTTTCTGCATACTGGGCATCTTCCTTCTGCGTTATGCTTCGGTTTTCCCGGCAGTTTTACCTTGCCAATACAGGACGTGCAGTATCCTTCTGTTGAGCGTGCCGATCTATAAAAGATATAATTTTTCCCATCAAAGCCGTTGCGGTGCCACCAGTCTTTGAATCCCTTCGGAGGGTCTTTTATCGGCTCCATATCCTTATCCCACTGATCCGTCAATTTCTTTATTTTCTTATCCTCATTACGTTTTTTACAGCCTTCCTGCCACTTGCAAATACCAACAAATCCTTTTTCTTTTGTTCCTAGGAGCTTCTGTATCTGTCTGCTACCTTCCGAAGAAATATATACATACTCATCCCAGGCATGTTTGTACCAACTGTATGCTTCCAGATTGTACCCATATGCCTCCCGCCATTTATAAGATCCGTCCTTCTGCCTCTCTCTTGTGATATACTCATCGCCTTCGTAGTTGATGTAAATATCCCACTTCGGTGTATACACTTTTTTTCCGATATCTTCCCGGGTGCAGATAGATACTTTCAGATATCCTCCCAACTGTTGGCATCTGGCCGCAAGATGGTACTTTTCCTCGTTGATCTTTCCACTGTAATTTCTCTTCGTCCCCGGCTCCTGCAATGCCCGGATCATGGCCGGAGTGGCATTCAGTGTCCTCAGCTTCTCCAGTTCACTTTTTCTCATTTACCCGCCTCCCTTTTGCGTCATAATACACATCCGGCAGGATCTTTATCCCGTCTACCTTAAAAGCACCGATTTCCACGATGTTCCCGTCGCCGTCGTCCCTGACAATGTAAAGGTTATCCCCTGCTTTCCCACGGGCTCTCGGATTTTTTCCCCGGACGATAACATTTCCATTTCTGTATGCCTCCCCGCTCTCCACCATTACGGCTGCTGCCAGTTCTGATTTCGGATGTTTTGACATCCACAACACTCCCAGACGATACAGGTCATCTATCGTAAGTTCTTTTACCAGCATAATCTCAGGTGCCGCAATCCTGCTGCCGTATCCGTCCTCGTCTATATTTCCCCGCAGTTCCACGGCAAAATATCTGTCATCCTCACCGGAATACCATCTCAATACTTCCAGAGGATTGTCTGTCGCATGGAAGCCGGTATCAGCACATCTCGCCTCCTCCTCGCTGTACCATTTCCCAGGTTCGTAATAGAACACGCCTTTTCCCATCGTACAGTTCAGGTCCTTATGGAATCCTTTATATGCACGCATTTCACACCTGCTTTCCCAGATAGTAGTCCAGTATGATCTTTTTTAAATCATCCCGGCCACACATACCTATAAAGGCGGCACTCTCAGGGAGTCTTGCTGCCTGTATGATCCGCTTGTCTACCTCTATACGGTTCTCGGATGACAGCTTCAGCCCGGCGGCCAGCACGTCCAACAGCTTCTTGTCCGGATTAAATACAGCATTGGCCAGTGTATCTCTGTCTTCACCATCATGGTCCACCGGATAGTCTGTCAGCATCTGCACGATAAAGTCCTTCCAATCCTTTAATTGGCTTTCGAGATGCAGATCCTGTTCTTCCAGCTTCAGCTTGGCAATGGCGGCCATCGTCGCATTGCAGAGGCAGTCTTCCGGGTCGTCACTGTCCATGTAATCCTCTGCATCCTCTTTCTCCAGTCCGCTCTCCTCTGCCAGTTTTATCAGTTCTGACAAATCTCCTGCGTTCTTCAGTTCTGTTGCCTTATCGTTCAACTCTTTTATTGTCTTAAATTTCTCCATCTGATCTCCTTCTCCCGGTTGCACCGGTGCAATTTTGTCAAATTGTTATACTTTCCATGTTTTGTTGACCTCAACAAAATCGTCTCTAACATGAGTACTCTACTCATGCGGTCAGCTTTTCGGCACTTCTGCAAAAATGTCTTTTAATGCTCGTTTCAGAGGCAGATTAAACCTCATCCACTCGGCATATTCGTGCTTTTCGCTCTCTACCAGCAGGATGTGACCACCATCCTCGATCTGCTGTAAAACCATTTCCCACAGGATGGCATTCTTGACGTCGTTTCCCCTGGCACTCTTCCAGCCGTTCCGCCGCCACTTCTCCGGCCAGCCTTGGCTGATGGCTGCTGCCACGTTACTGCATTCCGTGTGGATCACCACCGTGCAGGCATAGTTGAGACGCTGCAGTGCATCCCGGATGGCATAGAGGACGGATGCGCTCTCCGTAGTGTCATCATACTCGGCAATCTGCGGGGCGGCCTCATAATCGCTACCGTTCTTTCTCTTCGTGCGCATAATGTACATTACCCGCCCGGATCCCTTTGCAGATCCCCGGAGAGTCGTGCCTATAAAGATATCCACTACTTTCAATTCATTTTCCAAAATCAACACCTCCTTACCCTGTTCGGCGGTTTCTTCCGCTCTTGCGTTTTAAGTCTGATCAACGTGTAACTCCGGTACAGGAATCCTGTCACCGGATTGATGCCTTCATGGATCCGGGCTATGTAATATCCCTTGGGCGGTTTGACCTCCGGCTTCCAGCGGATCAGCTTGTCCTCTTTTGGCTCCGGAAGCGGCATATTGCGGCTGGTATTGTAGGAGGACTCCGCAATTCTGGGCTTGCCCGGTGTGCCGTCCGCCTTGATCTCCGCTGTGTGCTCATCCTTGGTCAGGTAATTCGCCAGCTGCTCCATGTCATCCCCGTTAAATTTGCTGTTCCGGAGCTCCGCCACGTAGGTGCCACCCTTTGTCCATGCCTTGGTTACGATAGCCGCTGCATCTCCCTCCTGTGTCTGCTTGATCACAAGATGGATATGCCAGGCTCCCTTGGTACCGCGTTCGATGTTGCGGATCCAGTAGGGCGGTGCTCCTCTCAGCCGATAGATCTTTCTGACCTTTGCCATCGCCTTCTGGAAGTCCTTCAGTGCTCCTTCCATATCCGGTGGTCGGTTCTCCGTCGCATAGGTCCATGTGATAAACAGGTCGCCCTGGTCAAAGTACTGTATCAGTCTCCACCGGCACAGTCTCGCCTTATTCCTCCTGTTGATCAGCCTCACCTGTTCCTTGGTTGGCTTCTCCTTCTTCTGTCTGGTCTTACCCTTCCCCCCATAATTCCCATCATGGTACTCTTCTACATCCAGGACATCCCCATGCCTTAGCCTTATTTTCTTTCTCTTAACCATGTCTCTGTATCCTAACTTTAATATCTTTATCAAGTGCGCAGGGGCTTTCAAAAAGCCCCATTTTGCTTGACTTTTCCGGCTTACAGAGGTATACTTATCTTGTCTATATAAGTAGCTCTGTGAGCTGGCCGGCATCGCCAAATGCCGGCTTTTTTATTGTGCGAAATATGCCGGGTTCTGATTGGCTGGCATGTAATAACCATCTTCCGCAGGTCTGGCTCCGAAGTAGCCTGCCTCGCCCGGGATCCGGTAGACCATGCACTCAAAACCCAGGTTGTTCTTGATCAGGCATTCCCTCATAACCTTTGCTATGGAGCGGTCATCAAAGGCACCCTGCTCCTTCTCGTCTCGTTCCTCGTTGTATCGCCCAAACAGCTTTTCTCTGACTTCCTGCGGTGCTTCCAGAAACACTGCAACGGTGCTTGCCTTGTCATACAGATACTTCGCCTGAAACCAGTCCTTCCGGATCACCGCTTTCGTAAATTCGTCCCCCATCTTCAACAGCTTGTCCATGTAGTACTGTTCTGTTTTCATCCGTTTTCCCTCCCTTCAATTCTTCCAGTTTCCGTTCCAGTTCCCGGATCCTTTTCTGCTTTTTCTGCAATTTTTCCAGCTGATCCTCGCAAAAAAGCAAAAAAATAAAAAGCATAGCCGCCAAACCCATGACTATGGCGATCTGCTCTCTTACTTCTGTTGTCCCAAAAACATCCCTCAAAACCCACGCTCCGAGGAGTGATATCGCAATATTTTTATACATCCGTAGCCCCTCCGTATATCTGATCTCTCAGTCTATGTATCTGGATTATCCTTTTATTACAAAGGTCCTCCATTACTTCCAGCGTGCTCAGCAATGACTGCTCCTGCTTGTCATTCGTTGTAATGATCTGTAAACCTTCAAAGTTATAATATTTCGCCTCCGGCACTGACTGCTTCACTTCATCATAGACATACCCGGCCAGTTGCGAATTGCTGGCTTCCCAGTATTTGTGACCGTCTTTGTTTTTCACAACTTCCTTGGCACAATACTTAATCATTTCCATGTTTATCCCTTTCCGATCACGCTCTCCGCGTGGTGCCCGGCGCTGATCTACCGGACACCGAAAGAGGTTCCATGTCGCCATAGCAGGAGCGACATGTCTACGGGGGACGTGGTGCTGTCATAAGACACCACGCGCAAAGCGTGATCTATGTTTGTCCATGCCCTCTACGTGGTGCCCAGGTGTGGAAGCCTGGACACACACGCTAAAAGTGTAAAAGGGGAGTGTGGTGTTGGGAATACACCACGTACAGGGCACGGCACAAAATCTTTAGTCAAATTTCATTTGCATCAACTTTGCCATCATTTCCTCCGGCAGATCTCCGCCGGCCAGTTCTCCCACCGGAGCATCTAAGATCTCCGCCAGATCCCACAGGTCTCTTAACTGCATAGATCCGGGATCCTTTATGCGGTTTTGAATCGTCCTTGCCTGCACATTCTGCTTTGCCGCGATCTTATCGTCCGTGATCCGGCGCAGTGACATGTACCGTCTGATGCCTGCCTGCGCCCTGGCTTCATATTTCATTCTCACAGATTCTGTTTTCAAGAAATTGGATTTCGGCATCCTTTTCACTTCCTCTCCAGTTCGAATATTGCCCACCGCAGCGCCGCCTTGGTGTCCTCGTCAATGTCATCACGCTCCAGCAGAGCATATAATCTGTCGATTCTCTCCATTTCTGCTGTCTCCTTCCTGAATATTCTGTTGTATTACGTTTTGTTTTCTCCTATAATAATTTCAATAACTTGTCACACTTTAAGGAGATACGCTATGAAACTTAACCCCGACTGTATTCGCGGAATCCTTCTGACCGTAGAAGAAAAATGTAATTTTGATACTCCGTGGGAGTATGATCGAGATACTTTTGAGTCAGAATATCTTGCTGAGTTTTCCCATGAAGAAATTGTTTATCACATAAAACAGGCCAGTGTATCCGGTCTCATTGAAAATGTCCATTACTACGACGGAGGTGCTACAGTTTTAATTGGTGATCTCACACCTCTTGGACATGAATTTCTGGCTAATATCCGGGCTAAGTCCTTATGGAATAAAGTAAAATCAAAAGCCACTGATGCTTCACTCTCTATTCTTATGGAACTTGCAAAGCGTGCTGCTACTGATTACTTTCTTGGTTAGGATATTTGACCAACAATTTCAGAGTTAATTCCACCAGATTTCCTTTTTCCACTTTCTTCAGTTCATATTCTTTTACATGGTGGATCTGTTTATCATCCAACCAGATCTCGAATGATGATTTATCAGAAGCCACGATTTTAAGCTTATGTGGGTCCTTCACCCCTGCTGCCTCCTTCCCTATCCGTATAGTGAATTATATTCACGTATTAAGGCAAAAAAATATCATCTCTTTCTTTTCTGGTAAGACGAAGCACATTGGTTAATGCCACAATTTCTGAAGCATAAAAATTGCCGGATTTCATCCTGTTATACAATGTCTCTCTCAAAATGCCGGATTTATCAGCTATCGCAGACACAGTCATCCCAGAATCACTTATTTTCTTTTTAAGCAGTTCCACATTTGCCACTTTTTAATCATCTCCTTTTCGTGAATTAAATTCACTATATCACCAGTGTGAATTTGTGTCAACAGTTTTTAATAATTTTGTTGAATTATTTTACACAAAGTGCTATTATAGGCTTACAACAACTTAAGGAAGGAGTGCAGCCATGCTTGCTCTATATAAGAATATTAAAGCTCGACGTTTGGAGTTAAAGATGTCTCAGGATCGTCTCGCAGAACTAACTGGGTATAAGGATAGATCTTCCATCGCCAAAATCGAAAAGGGTGAAGTCGATCTGGCAGAGTCAAAAATCCGTGAGTTTGCAAAGGCATTAAAAATTACTCCGCAAGAACTTATGGGGTGGGATGATCCAGATACCGACATATCCATCGATGAAACGTTTGAAAGAATATGTGAATTCTACAATATTTTAAATCCGGAGGGAAAAGCAGAGGCGTTAAAACGAATATCAGAATTATCTCAGATTTTGCAATATTCCGCTAACCATAAAGCTGTTGCTATTCCAATGGCGATTCCATACGATACCCTCTTGGCTGCTGCTCGCAATGATCATGCCGATGATCCTGATGAGACAGAAAAGATGCAGACTGATATGAACCTTCTGAAAAGACCTAAAAAAAAGGATGATGCGAATTGACCTATGAGAACTTACTGCAGGAAGCTGCCGATGAAAATGTATATGTAATAGAAGATGCTCCGTTCCAATCCCTGGCAGACGGTCTGATTCGTAATGATGTGATCGGTATTAACCGGACCGTGCGGCAATCTACAAAGAGAGCCTGCGTGCTTGCCGAAGAACTTGGTCATTACCACACTACCGTCGGAGACATTATCGATCAGTCCTCCGATGCCAACCGCAAGCAGGAGCTCCGGGCGCGTCTCTGGAGTTACAACAAACTGATCGGACTACACGGCATCATCTCCTGCCATAAGGCACACTATACTACCTCTTATGAGATGGCTGATTACCTGGGTGTCACAGAGGAGTTTCTGCATGAGGCCCTGCAATGCTATCGGAGCAAGTACGGTATCTGCGTGCAATACGATAACTACGTGATCTACTTCGACCCGGTTTCTGTGTTGGAGCTAATATAATTCATATATGAAAGGGGAAATTTATATGGGATTCACTAAAATCTTTAACAGTATCCGTTCTTCGACTATGTTACCCTCGGATATCGAAAACGTCTCGTTGAAACGCATTATTCCTAAAATTAATGAGTGGAATATTGATACTGTGCTTATTTCTGCAAATCGAAATTGTACTGCCTGTAAACAATATAATCAACAGGTGTTTTCTCTTTATGGGAAAAATAAAAATTATCCAAAGTTACCTGATATACTATATCAACGTTCTTGCCCTGTTTGTGGTAAAATTTTTGGTGCTACAATATACGGCTTATAATATTTGTGATCTTCATTTTAAAAAATTGCACCAGTGCAACTTTCAATAAAAAAATCAGCCCCAGTGCTTCCAACACCAGAGCTGATCCGATTACCGGGTAAACCGATAAATCACCTTGAACAAGTGCATTTTATCATTTTCCCGGTGAAATTTCAACCCACCGGGCATTTTTATGCCCATTTTTTAGGAGGATGATACTATGGCAACACCCTATAAGCTGCCGAGTGGAACATGGTGTATTAAGCCATACAGTCACTCAGAGCCGGTCTATAATGCTGACGGCACTCCTGTTCTGCTGCCGAATGGCGAACAGAAGACGACAAGAAAATATAAAACCATTACCGGACCCACCAAAAAAGCGGTAGAACTTGCAGCAGCGCAATTTATTCTACAGAAGGAAGAAGAACTGGCAAAGCAGCCGAAGCAAAAGAAAGTAGATTATACTCTTCTCCCTCTCACAGCGTTGATTGACAAATACATTGAGTCCCGGCTGGCCCTGAACAGATCTCTTACTACTATCCAGGATTATAGGTGTATCCAGCGGAATGGTTTTCAGGATCTGATGCAGATTTGTGTCAAAGATATGGACAAGGAACTCCTGCAGGAATCGGTCAATATGGAATCCAAGCGTCCTTGCAACCGAAAAAAAGGTGCGACGCTTTCCCCAAAGCGTCTTCAGAACGAATGGAGCCTTATTGCATCCGTAATCCGTAAGTATACAAGCTCTCTGGATGATGTCCTGCGCAACATCGAACTGCCCGAAGTCCCTGATCGTGTGCCGGATTTGATACCGGCGGAGGCGCTTCTGCCAGCGATCAAAGGCAACGAGTTGGAGCTAGCGGTCCTGCTGGCTGCCTGGCTCAGTTTCTCGATGTCGGAGATCCGAGGACTGACAAAATCAAAATCAATCTCCGGGGATCACATCCGCATTGCAGAGGTTGTGGTTGTTGTGGGCGGTAAAGATCACCGCAAAGAAATTGCAAAAAATAAATACCGTAACCGTACTCACAGGATTCCGCCCTATATCAAATCTCTGATTGATAAGGTTCCAGGAGACAGACTTGTTACCCTGACCGAAGCCCAGATCTATCACAAGTGGATCAAGTTCCAAGACGAGCACCGATTTAAGCATATGACCTTTCATGATCTGCGTCACCTGAACGCATCCGTTATGGCAGCTCTGCGTATCCCGGACAAGTATGCTCAGGAGCGCGGAGGCTGGAAGTCTGACAAGATCATGAAAAAAGTATACACCCAGACCTTCTCCGAAATCCGTACTGCGGTTGATAATAAAATTGATGGATATTTTGATAATATTGCAAATCCTATCTCGGAAAATATGCCGTGGGAAAAATACAGAGCCTGGCTTATCCTTTTTGGCAAAGAAGATGGCAAGAAAAGTCAGAAAGAGTTTATGAAATTTATTGAAGAACACCGAATTGCTACATAATCATCCATGTTGCATTTCATGTTGCATTTCATGTTGCATTCATGGTGCATTGCGTTGCAAAACCTATGTAAATAGTGTATTTTTATCGCGTATAGTACATTTCGAACGTTATTGCAACTCCAGTGTTTATCAGCATTTCCTGTATTTTCGGCGTTTCCATTAAAAATGCTTTGCGGGTTCGATCCCCGTCTCGCGCTTGAAAAAAAGAACGATACCAAATCGGTATCGTTCTTTTTTTCGAGCCCTGGCAGGGCTCGAAAGTTCGATGTCTACGCTCCGCTCCGGTCCGCGCAGTCCGAGGTCCCCCGGACCTCGTGCGCCGTCTCGCGCTTCTTTTATTTGCAGCGGAAGCCTTGATTTTACAGGGTTTCCGCTCTTTTTGTGTCTGCATGAAATTGTAGACAGCTGGTTCTACAACGAATGTGGTTAAAACTAAAAAAGCCACCACAAAATGGTGACTCAATAACATAAGCAAGAAACCATCCGGCAGGCGTCGCCTCTCCTGCATCTCTTTTGACCCATAGGGTGCGTGGTTGCAACGAAATTTACCACCTCGGATAGTTCCTCTCTTATTGTATATAGATTATACCCTGTTTATTCCCTACTGTAAAGAATTTCTTTATTTCGCAAGTAATTCTGCAATCTTCTCTCACTAATTTTCCAGCATGAAATCACAGAATTTTTATATCCATGTTCATCCCCCGAAGTACATAATCTTAATACAATCTGTAAAAATCCTTCTTCCGTTTGTATTCTTTTAATAATCAGTCCCGTATATGCATGCTTATCCCTAATAATATAATCCGGGGTACTTATTGCCTCCTGTATATTTTTAATACTTTATTATATGCCTCTGGATGTCTGTCCTTAATATGTTGAATCTGATTGTCTGTGATAATAACCTCTTCGGTAATAATATCCTCTGTTATACATTTATATATTTTTTGATTTATTTTTCCTATGCTATACACTTCACTCTTTTCACCACCTTCATTTTAACTTCATGTTTCTTTCTTCCATTCACGTCTCTGGGAAAACGACTATAGATTGCTAGTCAACGATATGAGAATTTGTAAGAGAAATATTGCTCTTATTGCTAAGATAACATGAACGGCCATTTTTTACAAGAAAAAAGACGACTGCACTCACATGCAATCGTCTTCTATCTTCTTTACTGTTCCAGTTTATCCGCATATTTGATACGGTAGATTCTCCGCAGGGAATCATTGATGCGTTCCTCGGAAATGGTGCCGTTCTGTACAGCCTCCAATACTCCGTTGTATGCCGTCTCAAAATTCTCCGGTGCATAGATCATATCACAGCCTGCGCGAAGTGCCAGTACCGCAGCTTCATCTGCTCCATAGTAATTGGAGATTGCAGCCTCATTCATGGCTCCGGACACGATCACACCGCGGAAATTCAGTTCATTTCTTAAAATATCCGTTACCACCGCGCTGGAGAACGTGCAGGGGGTATTGTCTCCGGTCAGGGAAGATGACGCCATATTACTGATGCGGATCATTTTGGTCATGCCATTGTCGATACAAGTCTGGAAAACCACAAATTCATTGGCTCTGAAATCTTCCGCACTTCTGTCTGTAGATGCCATGCCGTCCTTCGTGCTCTGGGTACTGCTGCCGATACCAGGGAACTGTCCGATACATGCGGTCACCTTCTGCTCCTGTAATCCTGCCTGCATATATCCTACAAAGGATGCCACATTGTCCGCTTCCGATCCGTAAGAACTGCTGCCTGCCGCATTTCCATCCACTACACTGAGATCTGCAGAAGGTGCGAAATCAAGATTAAAGCCCAGCTCTGCCAGATAAGTTCCCACCGTGGTTCCCGCTAGGTACGCATTGTTGGTATCTCCGGTAGCCCCGATGCTCTGGGGTGTGTCCACTTTAGTGCCAAGGCCTGCCGCAGCTACCGCATCTGTATCGCTTCCCTCTCCGTCAATGGCAATAAACAGGGGATAGCTGGTATATAATTTGGTATTATCGATCATCTGCTTCAGCTGATCTGCAGACTGGATGTTTTTC